ATCAGCGATCTGTCGCCACTCAAGTTTTCTGTCCATCACTTCCTTTCGGTTTGGTGATTGTTACAATTTGTCACCACTTTACTTTATTGGCCCAATATGCCGCACTCATCTTGCCCTTAGCAATGTTGTCAGCGTGTCGGGCCTTAAATGCTTCGTTGCGCTTTGTCCCGTCCGGTGAGCCTTTTACACCTTGCTGTCCAAATCGAATGGTTCTGATCTCGTCCCCACTCTTTGCCACCACCACATGACTTTTGGTTGGGTGCGATGGGGTGGCTTTGGGTTTGTTGTACCCACTCACACCAGCCCTTGCAAGTCTTGGGTCTTTCATTTCTTTGCGGTTTTAGCAGCAGCCTTGAATGCAGCCGCAGTGGGCGCACCCTTTGAGCCGACTTTTCTCATGCGCTCGGGCTTTACACCCGCAGCCTTTTGAGCCTTTATGCGCTCTTGTTTGGCATGAATGTTGGCGTACAAGCCTTTCATTTCATCCTCTTTTTCATGACCTTTGCCGCCTCACTCAGACTGATGGCAATGGCTTGTTTGGGGTTCTTCACCACTTTCCCGCCTTTTCCGGAGTGCAGTTCACCCATCTTGTATTCGTGCATTACTTTGCCGACCTTCTTTTGTCCGGCAGGGGTCATCTTCATTTTCATCATTCTGCTTCACCTTCCGATTCATCAGTAATCGGGCCACCAACAATCCATGCCGAGCAAGTGCGTTTAGAGGCACATTTGAAGTCCCACACCTCACAATAACCCAAATCACCCGCTTCAATCACATCCCATGCGTCTGTGTCCTCACCCATGCCCTTATCGATGCAGTCCAGCATCTTAGTGGTCTGAATGAATGCCGCACAGTTACCGCACCGCGATTTCTTTGCTTGGTCAGCAGAAAGCCGCCAACCGCTTGCCAGCTTGCGCCAATAGTCATTATTCGGTTCGTTTGGGTTCATCGGCCCATACATCGCCTTGTCAATTGCTTTTTGGCGACACTTCAAGTTCGCCTCAACATCTTGAGTGGCAACGGGGCATGAATCGCCCTCATCCATTGCTTTGCTTTGTTTGATCTCAATGCTGATTTCAGCAGCAGGGGCAAGAAGTCCGGTCATATAAACCCTTAAAAAAGAGGGGCCGAAGCCCCGGCCTCAGACTGTTCACTTGTGGGAGGAAAGACCACCAGCATCGGTTAATCGTATTCTAGCGGTATTCCAATGTCTCTTGGCCACAAATCCAACATCTGCATTGTAAAGACCGTTTTCTTGTGAGCCTCTATCCATAGGCGTTTTCTCTCGTCTTTGGACAGATGTTTTCCTTGATCTAGCTCTTGATGGCAGTCTTGACAGAGCGCAGCGGTGTAAATATCGCTTGCCTTTATGCCTCTGCCCTTACCATGCTCCGACCAATTGGAATGTGCCGCTTGTACTGACCCGTCCCGTCCACAGTGCTGACAAAGCAAAGATGCCACATTCTTGAGGTGGGTCTTGCTTCGAAAGTAGGTGTACTTGGGAAACATCAAGCCCATGAGCATCCTTATAGGTTGTTGGTGGGCCGTTTATCCCCGACATGGCTCAGACGGCTCGCTGACTTTTTGCGGGATCTTCATTCACCAACACGGCTGGAGACTGTTTGTCCAACGAGCAAGAAGCCTCAATTGGCTACCGGTGGCTGGCAATCCCCATGCGTGTTGGTTGGTGTCTCCCTTATGGCAGGGTTGGGCGCAACTGAACGGAAGTCCCACGGAGCCAAACAGTTTACACCAACACCTCTATGCTACATCAATTCCTTTGTCTGCTGACCATGCAAGCAGCCATTCTATGAACTCGCTTCCATCCTCAATCGTGAACTTGTGAGACTGCAACCCCAATTGAACCACCCTTTCGCCATCAAGTGACGGGGCTACCTTTCCGATCTTGCGATTAGTCTCATGCGCCCATTGGTCTATCAATAATCGTTTCCAATCGTCCGCAGTCCATTTTGAACCCGCGCCCTTCATCGCAATATATATTTTATGAATGATGCCATGAAACATATCATTCTGTTCTGCGCTTCTACGAGATTGTTTTATTTCAATCCGCAGTTTCTGTCCGGTCATCAATGTGGCTTTGATCTTAGGCCACAAGTCTTTTAAAACTGCGTGTCCTTGCTGTGGGTTATATAAAGTGATGTTCATATTTCTTTCACCATAATATCTATTCCTTCTTTTGAAGAATAAACCTTCGTCAAGTGCAAATCAACCACTTGTTTGTCATCAAGATACACGATGCCATTCATCCCATCCAATACAGCTTTCACGATGTTGTCAATGTCGGGCTTTTTGGTCGGGCGTTCGAGTCCTTCAATACAAGCCTTTTGACGCGTTTTTGAGTAGGATGGCGGTATGGGTATTCCAATGTAAAGATAAGCCGCTACAGCACCGATTAGAGGGCTTGTAGACCCCATCGCTTGTTTGGCATAGGTCTGTATCGATCTTTCATAGGTCAAAGTCTTTGCATCGGTGTAAGTTTTGACAAAGGTTCCTTGTCGTGCAAAGCGGGGTCTACCTTTTCCGGAAACTTGTGGGACAGTAAAAAATATTTGAATCATTTTAATTGTGTTGCGTTGCTCATGTCGATATAAGCGTTTGATCGAGTTATTCGACCACCGTTAATTGTTTTTTGTGTCTCGGTCATCATTATGGTTATTTCCGGCACATAGCTGTGCTCGTTTGATATTTGTTGGACAAGAAGTAAATCGGACTGCATTAAATACAAGAATCCAATAAATGGCACTTGCATTGCATGAGATATTTTCCGGCCCTTTTCAAGTTTGTCAAATGTCACCAGCCACTGATAATTAAATCGTCCAATAAATTCCTCAATGGTCAAGTCTCTGCATTTGGTTTCGACCACCCGCATGATTTGATTTTGTTTAATCAATATCGCGTCAATGTCTGCGGGTTTGTCTTTTGGTGTTTCGCAATACTCGTAGTCCGGAAAGTGTTTAGCGAATATCGCCATTGCTCGGGCTTCCGCTTTGAGCGATTCTCTCCCTCTCGGCGTTTTTATGTCCATCAATGCGCTCCTTCACCAATCGGGGTAATTCTTTCCACATATCGTTCGAATCGCGCAGTTCTTTCACCCGATGGCGTGTGTACTCTGTCCATCCCTTCGTCATCGCCAATGTCGCGTAATGATCGGCTAACTCTCTGAGCATTCAAGTCTCCCGTGATGGTCAGTGCTTTGTTGATACGCCATGCGGGAATTGCAAACCCCAACTTCACAAAGTTGAGCAGTGCGTGTGCTTGTTCTTTGGTCATGCTTTACCCCTCAGTTGAGCAAGTCGTTCGCGGATGTGGCTTGGCATTGGTGCAGCCCTCTCAATGTCGGCTTTGATCTTCTCTAGTGCGGGGTCTGCTTTGGGGGCTGTGTCGGGTATCTCTGCCCCGTCCCATCTTTGTTGATTAAGGTAGACCAAAGGTGCGGGAATGAATGCCCCGTTATCTTTGCGCCATTGGTCAGTGGTTTTCATCCACTCAAGATGTTTGATGATTTGATCGGCACAAGTCTCACAGTAGAACTTTTGCCATTTCTTCAAGCACTCTGACTTGCCACCCTTGCGGGGGCTTTTAGGCCATGCTGACCAAAATCTGTCGAATCCCGTTTCAAATAAGTCCATTTTTTTCCTCTCAGTTGATAAAACTCACATCCTCTGACTCTCTTATTCTTATTTGCTTTTTGGTGATTGTTGGAGCAAAGCACAGCCTTACCGTGTTCATAAACAAAGTTCGCTCTGTGCCGTGACTTGCTTTTCGGAGCCATGTCATCGCATCGCACTACCTCAGACTATTTCAACCACCGCGCTCTAAGGTTCGCCCACGCCCCCTGCTTTGGTTTGCTCGTGTAGCAGGGTATCTCAAACACAACCATCGACAGCACCGCATTGTGTTGTCCAAAAGCAAAAACCCCGCAAGATGCTCTGTGGTCTTGGCTCTTGGCGAGAGCAACAACAAGACGATTGACGCGAATCAAAAATCTCGCCTGCTGTCGTACAAGACCACACAGTACCTTACGGGGTTCAAGATTCGCGTTATCGTCTAGATGCCACTCTAGACGGTTTAGATTATACGCACAATCTTTGATGGCGTGTCAACACCCTAAAAACAATTTGTTGTGCAATTGCTACCGTAGCAGCAAGTCGTGCAGGTCACGATGCGTCCACCCGACATGATTGTGTGAGTGGTGCAAGATGCCCATGCCATGCTGACAGACAGAGCGAACCAAATTCCTACGAGTGCTTTCATGTTGTTCCTTCGGGTTTTTTGCCAATGAGCCATTTCGGTGAGGGTTTGCACCGTTCTTCAAGCAGCATTTCCCTCTGAAAATCCTTTGTGCAGTCCTCACAGATATGGACGGGTTCAGCAACGATTTTGGCGTAGCTGACCCATTCACGATACTGCTTTTCAGATGGGAAGCAATGTGGGAACATGATTTATTGTGCTAGATGTTGTATTTTTGCACATTAGGGAAAGTCCTAATGCACATTGCTAAATGTAGTGATACAGTACATTCATTCCCCAGCACAACGCATAGGGTCTATTAGAGGAAACACATGAGAAATCTAACCTACACCACCGAAGTCCACAGCATTGACTACGGTTATCTCACGGTCGAGTATGACTATTTTGAAGCCGATGATTCTGTCGGTCTTTCAGAAACCTACGATTGGTTTGCTTACACGACTGAGGCTTTTGAAGATGAACCCGCCGGAACCGATGTGACTTACGAACTGACAGCAGAAGATCAAGCATTCATCTATTGGTTTGCTTACACGGTTGAGGCTTTTGAAGATGAACCAGCCGGAACCGATGTGACCTATGAACTGTCGGCAGAAGATCAAGCGTTTATCTACGCGCAGATCAAGAAACACCACAGCACCATGTTGGAGGACTTCCATGCTTAACAGAACCAAATTCCCGCGCACATTCAACGAAGCATTCCCCAACTCATTGGAGAACGGTGCTTGCATTGAAATTCATGTGGCCCGTCTTACTCTTGCCGATAAGGTCGCTCGTGTGGTGAGCCTCATAGGTCTTATCGTGCTTGCTCTTGATTGTTTTATTTGGAGACCGTAATGGACGCTGATTACATCATCAATTCTGTTAAACAAACATCAGAGACCCTTTACCGCAATGGCGATGCCGATCAAGTCGAACGACTGCTGTACCGCATCCAAATGTTGGAAGGCCACATTCGCGTGTTGGTCAACCACATTGATAACGCAAAAGACGAAATCAAATCCCTCCAACTTGACTTAATTTCAAAGGATTCCAAATGAAAGTTTATAAAGCCATTAACGCTGTTCAATCAGAATTGTCCTCAGTTGGCATCACAAAAGACCGTAGGAATATGCAGGGCAGCGGATACAACTTTAGGGGCATTGATGATGTGTATAACGCTATTGCGCCCCTATTGGCAAAGCACAGCCTTTGCATTCTGCCCCGTGTTCTTACCCGTGAATGTGTTGAACGAGCAAGCAAATCGGGTGGCGCATTGTTTTATGTGACTGTTGAGGTTGAGTTTGATTTTGTCTCAGCAGAAGATGGGTCAAAACACACCGTTAAGACATTTGGCGAAGCAATGGACAGCGGAGACAAAGCCACCAACAAAGCTATGTCAGCAGCTTACAAATATGCAGCGTTTCAAGCCTTTAGCATCCCCACAGAGGCCGACAACGATGCAGATGCCCATACCCATGCAGTCGCGTCAAAGACCGTCCTTATTGCCCCTTTAATCGCATCCATTGACGCCGCCACCACAGAGGATGAATTAAAAACCGCTTACTTTGAGGCCATTAAGGTTGCCGGACACGATGCCGCAGCTAAGAATGCCATCATCATTGCCAAAGACTTGAAGAAAGCGAGTCTGTAATGGAACAAGGTACACCGGAATGGTTTGCCGCCCGTTTGGGTAAGGTAACGGCCTCTCGCGTCTCAGATGTGATGGCAAAACTTAAGACGGGTGGTTATGGTGCGTCACGGGACGATTACATGGCCCAACTCATTTGTGAACGATTGACGGGTGAGAAAGCTGATTCCTTCACAAACTCATCAATGCAGTGGGGCACAGAGACTGAACCATTGGCCCGAGCGCACTACGAAATGGTGAATTCTGTATTGGTTGAGCAAGTGGGATTTATTCCACATCCGGACATTGAAATGGCTGGAGCCTCACCCGATGGGATTGTGGGCAATGGAATCATCGAGATCAAGTGCCCCAACACTTCAACCCACATCGACACTCTATTGTCCAAAACAGTACCCTCAAAGTACATCAAGCAAATTCAGTTTCAGCTTAGATGTACGGGTAAAGAATGGTGTGATTTCGTTTCCTTTGACCCGCGACTAAAAGGGTTGGAAATGTTCACCAAACGAGTTGAGAGAGACGAGAAGCTAATCAGTGAAATGGATGCCGAAGTGGTGAAGTTTCTCGCTGATCTTGACACAAAACTAAACTTACTTTTGAAAGAAAAAAATGGCACTGCTTAAAGAAATCACAGTCGTTGCGGGTTCTTACACAAACGCAAAGGGTGAAGAAAAGAAACGATACATCCGCATTGGGTCAGTCATTGACACAAAGAACGGCCCTATGCTGAAACTCGATGTAATGCCCATCTATGCGGGGTGGGACGGTTGGGCATACATGAACGACCCTAAACCAAAAGAGCCGAAGTACGAAGGCTTACCCGCTGATGAGGATATTGGGTTTTGAGTCCGGAAGATGAAGCGTTTGAAGAACTCAGTCGCAGACAAGGCGATTGGGGACTTCAAGGGTCGCGCAAACACCAAATAATCCGATACGCCGAAACCAATGCGCGAAACGAAGTGATCGAAGAAGTCGCCAAAGAACTTGAGAAATGCACTCTTGCGTTTGGCAAAGACACGATTCAATCGTTTACTGCTTATGTAAGGAACATGAAGAAATGAATAACCCACCAGCATTTCCGGGCAAACAAAAAGCACTGCTCATAAAGTCTGAACATTCAGACATTGCCAAAGAATATGAGATTGACCAAAACGGCATGACCTTGCGCGACTACTTTGCGGCCAAGGCCCTGCAAGGCTTCATGGTCGGCCTCAAGCCCGCGCAAGACATTGGCCCAGAAATGCAAGACCGCATTGCATTGGGCATGTATTCGATGGCCGACGCCATGCTGAAAGCGAGGGAAGCATGAAAGCACCACCTCCGAGCAAAGAACTTTGTCTCATGATGGCAAAGATTAACTATCCCCGTGACTCTGCACTTAGTTGGACTTGGCTATTTGCATGGGGATTCCATGAAATGTATGTTGATGGTTGGTATGAGGATTGGAGACCAAATGCCACCTAAAAACAAAAAGATCATCAAGATCAATGCAATATCACAAGCACACTTAATTAAGGCAATGCTTGACGGTACGCTGACTTGTAAAGAGTTAGCAGAGGAGACGGGTTTGCATTATGTGACTGTTCTGCAATACACGCGAGAACTTCATGCGGTGGGTGCTGCACATATCTGCTTTTGGGAGAAGGACATTCTCGGACGGGATTCCATTAAGGTCTACAAGATCGGTAAAGGCAAAGACGCAAAGCGAGAAAAGATGACGGGTGCAGAGCGTCAAGCACGAAGCAGATCAAAGCGGTACAACATTGAAATGAATCAGAGGATGGCAGCATGACTAAAGAACAAATCCTGCAACTCATCAAGCTGTTGGCGGCGGTTGAATCATGGTCATTTGCAGACAAACACCGAATGCCCGACTACCTGTATGAACGAATTGATGAAGCTATGGAAGTGTTGGAACAAGAGGTGCTGAAATGAGCTTAAAACAAATGCAAATCTTGGACAGTACAGAGGCAGTAAAGCAGGAGCGACCAGCACCTTGCGCCCGACACTGTGAAGCTAATGCTTTTAAGATTGTCATCAAGAACTTGAAAGCGCAATTGGCACAGCCAGAGCAGCCAAAGGTTAGAACTGGCGATTGTTTGTTGGTAGGCGTTTGCGCATCCGAAGGTCACAAGATTCAAAAGGCACAGCCAGAGCAGGAGCCTGTGATTGACAAATCAGCGGCAATCAGAATTGCAACATCACTTGGCTGGACACCACAGCGCAAGCCGCTGACGCACGAACAACGCTTTGATGTGCTAACCAAGTTTGAACCCCACAAACATGAATGGCACGCACCTGCAATCTTGATTGACTTGGTAGAAGCCGCACACGGCATAAAGGAGAACACATGAAAGCAAGACAAGTATTCATAGCCCTTATGACGGGCAAAGGCTATGCTGAATCAGAGTTGGAGTGGGATGGTGAGAAGTTCACCAATGCCAACATGACAACCCGATGGAATTACTTTTTATTGGGTTGGGAAATGAGGGGGGTGATGTGATCGAAACGATCTTCACAATCTTTGCTTTGGGGTTCTTAGGAATCGCTCTAGCTGTTCTTTTTATCTGTTTTATGGTTTGGCTTGCCCTCAATGAATCCTAAGAGTACCAATAATTCCGGCATGAAGTGTCCCGAGTGCAAAGCAATCTCGTTTGTTCAACACACCAAAACTGAGGAAAATATGCTTGTCAGACGAAGGGAATGCTATAACGGGCATCGCTTCATCTCACATGAGAATGTTCTGAGAATGGTCAAGCGTCACAAGACCGATAAGGCTTGATTGGTGTGGTTGATTCTGTCCTCAAGACCGATAGTGCCGCCGTTGATCTTCTTTGTGAGACCCGTCCAATTTGCTTCTTCCGCGAGACGGTTGCAATCATGCGTAGACCAAAACCATCCGGCAGTGAGTGCAGCGTATTTCGGAGTGGCGACTAGATCGGGTTCCATCACGAAGTCTACGCCTAATGCTTGTCCGGCATGAAAGTAGTTAGCGTGTCCGGTAAGCTGAATGCAGCCTCTACCGCGAAACCGATACCCATCCCCACTAGCCTCATCACGGTTTCCCATACGATTGGCATACACCATATTGGCGATCTTCTTAGGGTTTCGTGCGTACTGATTGGCAATGTCCAAAGTGGGAAACCGCTTAGACCACAGCTTCATCAAAGTTTCAGCACGATAGTTGAGGTTTTCTTCCAATGTCTTGAAGTGTCCGCACTCGTGTCCGCATTGACCGATAAAGGCAGCTTGTTGGCGTTTGGTGGAGATATTGAATCTGTCAAAGGTTTCATTGAGTGCATCAACCCACTCAGCCCCAATGTGGAGTTTCTTTAGTTGGTCAGCGTTTACCATTGATTATCTCCATTGCTTTCTCGTAAGCAGAAATGCACGAATTTAGTTGCGCGGTGTTTCTGTCGCCTTGGGCGATGATTTCGGCGATTGCTGCGAGTGTTGCTCGGTCGGAGTCAGAAGTTTCATAAACCGGTCGGTTAGGTTCACTTCTCTCTTTTGGCTGATCTCCGGTGGGAGTGGGGGCATTTGGGGGGGCTTGTACGCAACTTGTGGTTTGGAGGCGCAACCGACCATCACGAATAGCGCGATCAAGACTAGACTGTTTTTGATTGATGACATTATTGGCCTCCGACAGTTTTGATGATTGTTCGTTCAATTGTTGGGCAAGTTGGGTTTCTTTTGCTCGTGCTTCTTCATTCTTTTTAGCAATCTCTAGTTGCATCTCAGCGTCACGGTCGCCCCATCCAACATGATGCCCGTACCCGTAAGCACCGCCCACAGCAATCATCGCCCCAATGATGAAGTACGGGTTAACCATTCTTCACCTCATGCCGAGCAAGAGCGATTTCTTCACGGACTGAGTCAGCCTCTAAATGTTGGGGTGGCGTAGTGGGGGGAGGTGGGGGAACCCAACTTTCGTCCAAAGGAGGATTGACCCACACGGGCAAAGCGTTTGATGGCGTAGAAGGCGCAGAAACGGGGCTAGAAGGCGTTGAAACTGTTGGAGTAGGCGTAGGTGTTGAAACCCTATCTGCAATCGCTTGTACACCCTTTCGGCTCATCACCCCACCGATGCCGCCGACAATAAGTAATACTATGTCATTCATCATCTTAAGGTAGGCTTGGTCAATCGGCGCCATGCTTTTGATAGGTTGGGTAACGAATGTCACCGAGTAGAGCATCGCAATCACGATACCCGCAAGAATAACGGTCACAATCAGAACGACACTTGCCCAAACATAAGTCTCGACCAATTGGATTTTGTCGTTCATTGAGTACTTGCTCTCAATTGGTTGCATTTGGAACCTCTGCTTTCTTTTCTTCAGCCTTTGGCGGTTCAATCTTGTTTGTCAAGATAGGGGCGACTAGATACTCGGGGCAAGTTTGCGTAAACAGACAGCGGGGCTTTTGGCATTCCGGTAGATCGAATTTATCGGGATTCTGACAAACATAGCGGTATTTGTCCTCACATCCGCTTAGAAGCAGAACCATCGCTATGGATATGGCAATCACAATCCACAAGAATTTATTTTGATTCATTTTTCATTCTGTCCAAATCTTTACGGTCTTGCTCTAACTGTTGTCGGAGTCGCTCCATCCTCTCGATCTGAGCCTTACTTTCTTTCTGTGTGGCGAGCGTGTCGTAATAGATACTCCCAATGAGAGGCAGCATTAAGGCGAACACAATCACCATACAAACGAGTGCGACTAGAAACCCCATCTTACTTTTCTGTCCATAACTAGCAAGCTGAAAAACAGAGTCAAATACAACATGAAAATGAGGCAAACGACCCCGTAGATGGCCTTGTCTTGAATTGCCGAAATCATTTTGCGCCGCTTCCATTCTGCTTCACGAATCCTTTTTTCTTGTGCTAACCGCGCTTGCTCTTGTTCTTCAATGATCTGCACCCTCATCTGATTCACACGGGTGTACAAGTTCCCTAACTCTTTGGGGGACTGATACACCATGATCTCTCTAATTTCCTTAGATAGCTTCTCAAACTGAGTTTTTGCCAGTTCTCGGTTAAGAGCAGATTCCATGATGTTCTGATTTGGGTCATAAACACTTTTAGACTTTTCTTCTTCTTCTCGAATGTGGTCAGCAAGCTGCTGCTGAATCTTGAAGAACTGAGACAGATTAGCCGCCAAATCAGCAACGACTCTGTTTTCGTCCCATACTTCGGGTTCCGCTTTCTTTGGCTTTGGAGCTTCAATCGGTTTAGCAGTAGGTTTCTTCTTGAAGAACCCAAAGAACCCACCAACTTCCTCCGCAATAGCAGTGACTTCCTTTGCAGTCTTTTGCGCTGCTGAAATCGTGCCCTTAACATCTTTGTAGAGTTCACACCCCTTTCGGATAGCTGCAACGCATCCGTTTGCCATCGCCAAAAGGGTGAGAGGGTCAATGTCAAATCCCCAATAGTTTCTTCACAAAGTCAGCCGCTACGCCGGGGCCAAGCAACACAGCAAGAATCACAGCGTAAAGCAGATATTCAATCTTGCTCATGCGCTTAGACCCGTCAGACAGTTGGTCAACTATCTTGATATAGCGTTCAGCACATATCGCCTCATGCACTGCTAACCTCTTGTCCACATCGTCACTCACTTTGCTCTTTCGGTAATTGAGCCTCCGCTTGCTCTTTGATCTTCATCAAGAGAGGATAGGCATTCATGCGGGTGGGAAGTTCGCCCAACACATGAAGAAGGCTATTAACTTCTTCAACAGTCAAAGTGAGATTCAGTTCCAAGGTACACCTTTAGCAGTCACAGGGTTTTTCTGCAATTCAATCTGAGCCAGCAGGGATGCTTCCGTGGCATCCTTGTCCACCCAGCTTGCCCAGCACCAATCCAGCACTTCTTGCATGGTCACGCTGTCATAGGGTATTGTGGGTGTACCGGGTTGCCATGAGCAAGTGCTGTAAACAGATGCAGAGTAATCCCCATCTGTTGCAGTGGCTTGCCAATGTGCTGTAGTGACAAAACCATCTGAGGTTTGTCGGTCAAGTTGAGATATGTTCCAAACGATTGTTGACATGGTTTACTCCTTAAAACGGTTGCCTTTGGTTAAATTATCTTTTGCTCGAATTACTTGAAGATTCCAAGGCACATGAAGTCCCGAGACTGTTTTGCCCTGCAATGGAATGATGTGGTCAACATGGAAACTAATTCCAAGCATTTTTGTTCTGATTGCCGCAATATCATAGGCTTGCTCAATCATCCAATGCTCATCATCTGACAACCATGCAGGTGTGCGGCTTTTCTTTGCTGCTTCCCGCTTCATCCATTTTGCATTGACTTTGCCACGATTGGCTTTTGCGTATTCAACAAAGTAATTCGCATATCGGTCTTTGTTTGCTTCACGCCATGCAAGAATTGCATTTCTAGCCGTTTCTGGGTTGGTTTCACGCCATTCTTTGGCCTTCGCCAATCTGCGTTCACGATTGACTTGATTCTTTGCTTTACAGCGTTTTGATTCGCATTCTTTGCACCAAGATATATAGCCCGATTTATGAGTCGAGCTTGCATAAAAACCCGCAAAAGGTTTTTTTTGTTTGCAATTTGTGCAAGTTTTCATGCTGCTGCAATTGTAGTAACAGTACCAGATGAACCCCGATACTTCAATGCACCACCTTCAACATACAACTGCCCCATACCTGCAGGTGACGATGTTGGAGCAGTAGCATTTCCCAATCCAATAACACCAACCGCAGATGTGCCGATTGATGTTGTTTTTAGAAGCAAGTTCCCACTAGCATCAAGGGTCATTGCTTGGGTGAAGGTGATTGCGTTACCTGCTGTGCCAGAGGCGGCGGTAGACCAAGCGTGAACCCCGCCGTTTTGTGAATACTGCGTTGCCGTGCCAGCAGCTCCGTACTTCCATCCACCGTTGTAATAAGCATTGCTGGTAGTGAAGAGCGTGTTGGAGCCGTTGTTAAGGAAGCCGTTGCCAGCACCGCCAACTTCAAACGCTTTGCCAAGACTCCAAGCACTAGGCGTAACACCCAATCCCAAGTTACCGCTGGAGTCGATGATTACTGCATCCCTGCCAACAGAAGCATTGGATGAGTATTGCGAAAAATAAATTGGAGCCGCTGTACCAGTTGTATTTCCAACTGCCGCCAATCTACCCAAATTTAATGTGGTGTTGTAATCAATAAAAAATGATGATGCCGTTAAAGCGGTGGCTGGGCCTATTGATGCAACAACACCGTTGACAGTCAATTTTTGTGAAGGCGAACTCGTCCCAATACCCAGACCTGTGGAGGTCAAGGTCATAGCGCCTGACCCGGCAATACCCCATTCGTGACCAACAGAATAGTTCTGCTTGTAACTCAGCGGCTGCGATGCACCACGCTGCATCACCATTTCAAGGCTGTAACCATCAGCCGAGCCACCGATGTAATTTTTTGTCGATGACCCTGTAGTAGCAAAATTAAGTTTTGCGCCAACCGTACCAAGGTCAACATTCGTCCCATCAAACACCAACGCACTACCCGTAGTCAGCACCTTTGAGCCATTGAGATAGGCCACACCATTGGCTGTGCCGTATGACAGCGTTAAAGAGCCGCTAGAGCCTACGGTAAAGGGGTCGTTTGATGTACCACTCTGAAAGTCTTTCAGATGGCCCATGATGGCACGAATGGCGTTATTGATGCCACTCGGGGCACAGCCCTCATCAATGTTGATTGATGCAACATCTGTGTTTGAGTTAGCGGTTGCGCTGTACTCGCTGATTTTTGTCTTTGGCATGATTAGTCCTTAGTCCGGTTGAGCCATTCCGCGCAGTTCAATATACGGAACTTGCGGTGCAGAATACAAAAGATTAGGCGATGCAGCATATTCCAACATCGGATTAACTGGCGCACGCATATAGTTTAACAATGGGTCTACCACATTCATGCGTTCATAAAGATTTTGCACTGTTGGCGATAAATATGCCTTCGTTGCCAAAGCCGGAGTGCCGAGAGCCAATGCAGTACCTAAGAATGGTTCACCCGTCAAAGCCGTACCACCCGCCATAGCCGCACCAACTTTAGCCGGAGTTGAGGTAAGCATCTGTGTCATCTGTGAGCGTTCAGCAGTTCCGGAGGTGGGAATCTTTGCCTTCAATGCTGTTTGTGCAACATCTGCCAAACCGATCATCGTGCTTGCGTCCTCCATGCCAAAGATGTTTGGCAATGTAGCGGGTGAGCGTTCGTTGCGGTTGATGATGGTCTTGCCAAATTTAGTAATGTCCAAATCTCCAGCAGGAGTCAAAGACTCCAATTTAATGTCAGCCAATACGCCTTGAGCGAGTCTTAGCTTTCCTTCATTGTCCAACAGAGGAATCACATTGTTTGCCGCTTGACTCTCGTTTGTGGAGATTGAGCGAACAACAGTAGCATCCTTTGCCGTTTCAAATCGTTTCTTAAGGTTAAGAGCGTCACCATAAGATGCACGAAGCGAATTAAGCTCTTTTAGGTCATCATCCATACCCGCATTCTTAAATGTAATATCTCGCGCTCTATCCAATGTCCTTTTGAGTTCTCTAAATGCCTCTCCAAGTTGCGTACTACCTTGAGCCTCTGCAAGTTGACTAAATCGCACCCGTTGATCTTGATAGTCCTTGCCGGGGATAAACCCTTTCTGTGCATAACCCTCATGCTCAAACTCTGGTATACCGCTGTCAATCAACTGTTTACGCACTTGTGCCGCAGTCTGAGCGTATTTAGGACTTGTGCGATCAATTCCGGATTCCGTCATGAACGATTCAACATAAGTATCCAATTTGCTATTTGGCTTGCCAAAATAGAATTCTTCAAAACCTTTAAACAATTGCTCGTTTCTAAGTGATGGTGGCAAAGACTGTAAATCTTTCCGAATTTGCATAATTTCTTTTTGGAATTCTGGTACTTCACTCAAAGGAATATCAGCCTTTGAAGCAACTGTACTAATGCTCTTTCCAATATCTCTCACATTTTGGGTCACAGCGTTACGCACAGCATTTGCCGCCACTGACATAGCCGTGTCCGGTGCTTCCGGCATACCACCAAACTTAGCCGCCAATGAGTTGAGGATTTGCTCTGCCTTATCCGCTTGAGTCGTGTAGCGTCTAGTCATCTGTCCGGCACTGCCGGGGATATTCGCTACCACACCCTCAAAGATTTGTGCTGTTCGATTGGTTCCCCGTTGAGCAGGGGTCAATGCTGATTCACCCTCAAATCCCAAATCTGCCGCAGTCTGTGCCACTCGCGTAGCCCGTTGCTCTGCCATGCTCGGTGCGGGTCGGGGTCGAGTGGGTACAGCCATTCCAGCACCACCCACCGCTGTAGCACCCAACATTCCCGCCAACATTGCGCCAATGTCACCAACATATGGTTGGGCAGCTTGAGCAGTCAATTGAGCCGCAGCACCAGCCGGAGGTGCAGTCACCATCTGAGCCACCGGACGCTGTGCCATCTGTTGAGCAACCTTTTGCGTGATAGACGGTGCAGCTTGTGCAAGTTGTTGCATCGAGCGCAATTGAGAAGCAGTGCCACCTAATGCACCCATTCCGGCCTCTACCAATTGTGGGCCAACATCAGTAGGCTTTGCGACTCCGGCCCGTGTCATCAAATCTTGAACGACTTGAGAAGGCATTTGCAGTCTCGGCATTTGCTGACCACTGACCTTTTCACCACCCGCCAATATGAGATTAATTAGACTGTTTAAGAAGTCCCCGCCAGCCGTAGCAGATGCCCCGACAAGAGCCGGAATTGGACCGAGTGGGGATAGGGCAGCACCACCAATAACAGATGGCGCAAGACCCCTTGTAGCCGCACCCATGTACTGCTCAAGACTTCCGGCCTTTTCTTCTTTTCTTTGTGGGACTGCTTGAGGTTTAGCTTGAGCAAGAATCTTTGCCGCTGCGCCTTCGCCATAGACCTTATCAAACTTGTCTGCAAGTTCCGGACGCTGAATCAACAAAGAAATGTCTTTTGTGGTTGGTGTCATGTTTACCGCCCGAATGGATTTTCTTCATACTTAAACCCGCGCAACGACTTATTGTTTTGGTAGAAGTAGTTTTCTTGCTGTGCAGCGTAGTCTTTGGCTTTTTGTGCCAAATCTTTAATGTCCTTCAATGCTTGCTGTTTGGAAGTCAATGAAACACTCGGATTCGCCAAATCACCCACAGCTTTATCGTAGCGTTTAGCATCTGCATCAGATGTTGGGCCACTGAACTTAGGTGTTTTCAATGCAAGCTGTTGAGACAATTGCACCAATTGATCGTTTGCTTCTTTTGCTTGCGTTGTACCAATTGGGCCAAGTGCGCCAGCCATTCCCTTAATGGTTGCTTCAATCTTTCCGCTGTATGCTTGTGGCAACAATGGAGCCGCACGATCAGCAATAGCCGCACTTGACTCAGCATTTTGAGCCTCCATGTTGGCTTTCTGAACAACATCAAACTCTTTCTTTTGACCGTAAGAGAATTGCTCCGGCTTATTGGCCTCTTGTGCGCGTCTAAGATCAAGATTACCTTGTGCAATCTGTGCCATGAGATTTTTATACTCTTGACTTGCAGTAAGTCCCTGCTGTTGGAATGCAATTTGTTGTTGCTTCAAATCGTTGAGTATTTCTCTTTGCTGTTGAATTCCGGTTTGTGTCTGTGCAAATTGTTGAGCAGATTGCACCCGTTGACCGAGTTCAGCCAATCGTTTATCCGCAGTATCTTGATCTATCTGACCCGTTGCATAGCTTCTCTCGTACTGAGCCGCCACAGCCCGTAATGGTGCGGGAATACTCTCATCCTTTGAGAATATAGAGAATGGGTTTTCTTGCTGCATACCGCCAATGAATCCGGCTTTACGCAAGTCGGGCACAAGTTTGGCAATCTGCGAATATGCCGCCAATGGGTCGTTGGACAGCATCGCCAATGCTTGTAACTTATTAGGGTCTACTGAGATTTGACGCTGTGCAGGGGTAATCTGTGCCCCCGGCATCAAGTTACCTTCATCATCACGAACCACACGAGCCGCTTCACCGTACATTGTTTGCTGTTCGGGCGTGACAGTCTGCGTGAAGATTTGCGGGAACATCTGCCGCATTTGCTCTTGCCGAGCCTTTTGCGCTTGTGCTTCGCGTTGCTTGAGCATGAAGTCTTGAATCTGCATTTCGCTCATCTTGCCGCGCAAAGCATCTTCCATTGACTGCTTGTAGGCTTGTTGACCACCTGCTAGACCTTGTGCAATGGCGAGTGCTTCGTTCCCCGGAACTCTACTCGGTGCGCCAGCTTGCAAGAGAGCCAATGCAGTGTTTTGCAGTGCTTGATTTTGGGCTTGTTGACGGACGCGATTTAACTCGTCCTCACCCAATAGCCCACCGTAGTAAGAAGGAGTCGTGCCGAAAATATCAAGTAGTGCCATGATTATCCTTAGACAATGCCATAAAGGTCATCAGCAGAATATCCGCTTTGATACAGATTGCCATAAGCATTTTGTACATCAGACGGGATTCCAAATCCACTTGTCAATGTGTTCCATCCACTCTTGAAGAAATTGGTTAAGCCGCCTCCGGTTGCTTGATTTCCGGCGTTGTACAGATTCAGCCCGAGCAAACCCGTACCCAATGCCGTAGCAGTGGGATTCGTGTAATACGGTGTGGTTTGGGTCATTGTTTTGCCAGCAGGGAACCCGTAAACCATATTCAGATAGTTAGTTAGGTTTCTCTGAGGTGCGTTTTGCTCAAAGTTGTACCGCGCCATATCCGCTTGTAGAGCCGCAGTCTGATAACCCTCACCCAATTGACCAGCACCCAATAGCTTGTTGATGTCGCCATAGTCGGCCTCTGCGAGGCCCGGAGCCATGCCGAGTGCTCGCATTTGGTTTTGGCGTTCTTGAGCGTAATTCTCATAAGAGAGTTTTCCGGCAGTGTCCGCAAGTTTCTGAGCAAAGGTTCCAGCCGCTTGGCTTTCAAGATTGCCCATCGCACCCGAGCCATATCGTCCGGCTTTTGAGGCAGCAGAGGAAATATCCCCAATGGACTTTTGGAATGCAGTCTGTGCCGCTGTCGCTGCGGGTTGAAATGCGCCTTGAAAGAATGGATTACCGCCGAGATAATCACCCGCGAGCATCCCACTCACATTGCCTTGCGCTTGAGCCAACAGAGGGTTGCCAGCCATTGCTCGTGCTTGTAGGGCTTGCAGTGCGGTTTGTGTGGCAGTGGATGGGCCGACATACCCTTGACCGGGGTAGAACTTTGGCCCACCAGTTTGGTATTGCTTTTGAGCCTCTGCCAAACCATAAGTGAGATATGGTTGGATGTTGGGGTCAATCGCGGTTGTGGTCGTAGAGGTCTGCGTTCCCGTTGTCATGAAATTATCCTTTCATTAAAAGGACTCCAGCAGGGTCATCCACTGAAGTCATTGTATCAGCCAACAATCACATATCCATAGGTTTTGTCAGCGGTTGAATTGGCAAAGTGCGTCAGCGTAGCGGTTCCCTTACCCCTTGAACTGACAAACACATTGAACGATGATGAAGTGTTCACATAGCTTAATGTAGCAATTAGCGAAGCTGTAGACGGTCTTGTTGGTGAGGATGCAGCCGGATAATGCTGTAAAGAAACTGCTGTATTTGTTGCTGACCACATCAATTCAACATAGTCGTTTGCAGCCATTTGGACAAAATAATTCCACCCAACAAGCGTATGCCCGTCAACACCGCCATGCGAATTAGGCACAGAAATCACACCAGCAGAACCCGTTATATCGGTTCCATTCTTTCTGAGCCACACCGTAGCATCATGAATCTGCGTGTCGGTATTGTTGAACTGCCCCGACCATTGAAGGTTATAGGTTCCAGCATTCGCCACCGTCAACCGTGAAGCCAAACCACCACTCGTTACGACAGTCACCCCATTTGATGTGTCTGTCGTGTTGAAGGTCATCGGATAAGCAGTTGTCGTGCTTGCAATGGTTTGATCTGTACCGTCTTGAAATGCCCCGTAAGGCACAGAATCGGTGTTTGCTGACGCTGTGAGAGGTGTCAACAGTAGGATACTGTCCGGCCCAATCCGTCTATCAGTGATGGTCGTAGTGGTTGCTCCTCCGGTGGCAAGCGTGACAATCCCGACATTGTTGGTCTTGCCGTTCATGATGCCGTTGACAATCTCCGCGACAGTGCGCGGGTCGCCACCAAAGAAAGGGAGAATCCTAAACATTACCGGATGCCTTGCTGAACAACATCAACATCCATACCCATCGCGGTTTTCCAATTGTCGCCAGTTGGTTGCATCCGCAAACGATGGTACTTGCCCGAACTTCTCAGAGACACACGGTTATCAGTGTCAGCCGCATTTGCCGAGCCAAACGACAGACTTTGCGTTAGAAGCGTCCGAGAGGCCACAGAAACACTTGCAGAGCCGTTATCCACCAAAGGACGGGCCAACATCACTATCGAGCGTCCGGCGTCAATATCGCCCGTCTCGAGCACCGCTGATTTGTTTGCTCCGGTGAAGGTAATAACCCGTGTCCCATCAGTCCCACCGAGAAAATACTTTCCTCCGGCGTACAAAGCCGAATCCATACTCACCGCCAAACCATCGATAGACGCATTCACAGAATCCAATTGCTCAAGCGTCACAGAGGCAGTAGAAGCGTCTGAAATGTAATCCGCTGTGGTCTCCATATAAGACCATTTGCCAATCGTGAAGTTGTACACAATCAACTTTCTTGTCCCATCTGTCGAGAGGTAGTTCCACATAATCAGTTTGCGGATGGGGTCTGCCGCTGCTGACATTGTGGTGAAGTCCAAATTCGCGTCATTGAAGAAGAAGCGATCAACCTTCTCCGCACCGATGGGCGTTACTTTCTGTCCATCACAGACATAAAACCCGTCATCAGACAAGAAGAAGGTTAGCCCTTGATACTGACAAACCGACCCCGCAGCAATACATCCCTTCCCGCGGGAGATATTGTCAAATTGGAAGATGAACGGTGTTCCGGCATAACTCATCCGAGAGATTGACTTCTCCATCAGAATAATCCCAAACTCACCACCGCGAATGCCCGTGATATGTCCACCATCGGGTATGTCTTGATAGTCAGATTGAGTGTTTACATTCTCCACCCAATCAGTCTCATCATTGATTGCTGACCACCGCACTCGATATGGGCGTGTCGTTCCACTCTCATCCAAATGGGCACAAACTACGAAATCCCTCACCACAGTGATGAACTTAGCGATAGGCGCACTGTCTGACAAATTCTTAAACGATGAACTTCCATCCGCTGAATAGACTTGTAGCCTCTCAGTAAAGTTAGTCCCGATGATCTGATTGCCAAACAAAGTAAACCTAAACCGTTGCCCCTCTTGTGTGTCGTACCCGTCAGCCACCCGTGAAATGGTCACATTCCCCGATGTGGTTGCGGATGTGGTCGTAATCGTGAAAGTGTCCGCAGTAAGTTTAGTTACCGTGTATTGACCGTCTGTCGCTGTGCCGCTTGTGAAGTTTAGGTAGTACGAGTCACCCGTTTTCAGCTTGTGAGCAATAGAAGTAACCGTCAGAGTGGTCGTGCCGCTTTGCGAGTAAGTGCCCGTAAAGCTAAAAACACCCGTCAAAGCACCCACAGAGTCCACAGAGTAGATCTTGTGTAGGCCAGCAGCAAACAGTTTAGTCGTGCCGTTTTCGTCTTTGGCGTACACCAATGAGGTCAAATCCTCCGCAGCCGCAGCCGAGAAATTAGCCTCTGCCGGAAATGCACCATATCCCGCAGTCACCGGATAACAGTTCTTTGCCACAGTCAATGCCCCCGTCAGCCCCGGCTGATCGGGCAACCATTCACCTAATGCGATTCTTTGAGTAGGCATCATCCGTTCCTTAACCAATCATTTGAACCCGTTGCCGTGTCTGTCCATGTATTTCCCGATGTTCCCACATCTGTCCATGTACTCGCGTCCGCCGTTACCGTTGTCCATGTATTCCCGCCAACACTAACATCTGTCCATGTGTTCGTGTCTGCCGCAACATTCGTCCAATTGTCACCCAATCGGATGCCAATACAAGAGATCGTTACCGTCCCACTGATCGACATTTGTGCTTGCCATGTCGCTGTAGCCGTAGCCGATACAGTCGCTATTCCCTCAAGAATACCCGCAGCACTCGATACCAATCCACCGAGAGCCGAGACACTAGAAGTCCCGTTAACCGACCCGCTAGATGTTCTTATTCTGATTGCCGCAGCCGAGACCGTACCCGCACCGGACAAACTAGCCGCACCATCCCTTACCCTAAACCCGTCACCAACAATGGATGCCGAGCCGGATACAGATGCACCGCTTGAGAATATGCCGCTTCCAGCCGCTAGAACGGTCGCTATGCCGCTGATTGACCCCGAGCCTAACCTTACCCTTATCCCGTCACCCAAGACCGTTGCAAGCCCCGTAATCGAAGCACTCGAAACAAAAGTAACTTGTGAGCCGGATGCGGATGTAGCGGTACTGTTGACAGATGCGCTAGAGTTCCTTACACGAATGTAAGTTATCTGTGTTTGTGCTGTACTGCTGACAGATGAACCACTAGACCATATTGCAATTGGTGTGGCGTTAACTGACCCTGCACCCGATACAGATGCCGCCGCTTCTAAGATGCAGACTGTCGCATCTGTCCAAACGGTTGAATCAAGCGAGAAGGCTAGACTATCAATGCTCCCGAATAGGTCTAGCTGTTCAAGCGTGAATGGGCCACAAACATCTGCCATTACGCAAAGGTGACAGTCAGAGAACCACTAGCGATTTTGAACACATCGCCCGTGTCGATTGTCTTAGAAGTGGTCAAAGCACCATGTACCAGCAGATTGCCAGCAGTAGAAGCATCAAAAATCCCGAAGTGGGTGATGGTTCCCCATGAGCCACCAGCTTGCGGGAAATTGATATCTGCACTAGTGCTAGAAGCACCATTAGAGGGAGCAGCAAAAGTAGCAGACTGACGAGCATAACTCGTACCACTGCACTCAGTACCACTGCCAGCATCAGTAGGGTCGCTCGTAAACAAAGCAACATAAACAGTAGCAGGTGCTGTGTATGCGGTGGCTCGTAAGACTTCATTGATTAGAGCATTTTCAAGATAGTTGGACATTGCAGCCATTTTTTACCTCTTTGATAAAGTCATTGCGAGTGGAACACCCGAGTATTGAGCCGTTTCATCAGAACGAGTCAAAGTGTCGATTGCCCTTTGGTACATGGTCGCCCATGTTTGAATTCTTGCATCGTTCATGATGTACGGTTCTGCCTCTAAGAGTGCAGCGTACAGCAAAGCATCCGGCGCATTAGCCATAAACGCATTGCTTGTGTTCGTGCTTGATAGGAATGTCGGAGCAGAGTAGTACAGCAATTGAAGCGTGTACACATTGTCCGGCATTGGGGCTAACTGAAACTCAGTCGCCAAAATTGTGTAGTTCAACGGTTTACCGCGAACATGAGAGTCAGTGTTACGAATGAACACCGATGGAGACAAAAAACTAAGCGGTTGGGGAGGGTTCCCCGTTACATAGAAGTCTCGTGCCTCAAGAAAGTCAGAGGGTATCTCTACCGTACCGTCACCACTCGTAGTCGTAGTGGTCACAGATTTGAGCATTTGCCGAATCCGCAATTCTCTGCGGAGTCTCAGTTCTGCAAACCGGATGAAGTCGGGAATCTGATCTGTCAAGTCACTACGGGCCAAATAGTTGGCAACCGCTGTGCTGAGTTCAGAGAATGTGGCAATGCTCATACGCGCCCCGGTCGTGTTCTAAAAAATCGGTTATCCGGACTGTTAAGCCATGCCTTGAATTGCTTTTCATCAACCACCGCAAAGCCCCGCATGATGCCTTTTGCATTTAGGTCATCAATCACCGTTAAGGGAATTGAAGCTACCTTGTTGCCAAACATATCATCCGACCATTTTGCTCGTTCATCATAGGAATTGAATTCCTTGAGATTTTGCTCAATGTTCGCTGTTACATCTTGGCGTGTCTCAATAACGATGCCGCCATCGCCATCGGCGTGAGCAACAGATTTACGAAACTCGGTCATAGAAAAACCCCCATGCGGTTAAACATGGGGGCATTCACTCTTAGGGAGTCAAGTCAGCAATGATGCCGTGTGCGGCTTCGTTGTTCACTTGCAGGGTGTATTCCACCAGCAACTGAGTCACTTCAGCGTCACCCGTCTTAGCCAACTCGTTGGTTTGGAAGGGGCGCAGATAGGCCACAGCAGCCATGTCCACATCCAACACAAAAGCGGTTTCGTCACAGCTATTGGTGGAGGTCATGAAGCGGTTGGGAACCACAGAGATCGTGCCGAAGTCGCTCAAGTACACATCAGCAGCACCGATGATGGTCGTAGGAGCATCAGCAGGAGCCATGAAGCGCTGTGCAGCAATACCCGTGAAAGTAGAGACCAATTGCTTGTGGGCAGGGTTCACCATCAACACTTTGGGATTGCCACCGGACGCATAAACTTCTTTGACCACAGTTTTCAGAGTGGCCTCATCAAAGGTGCGGTTAGTGCCGTTGGTACGAGCAGTCGTGCCGCTTGCGCCAGCAACACCGGAAGTACCGAAGTCACCATTGGTCGCCAGCCATGTTTGCAAACCACCCAACTTACGAGCAGTGCTTGAGTTACCGTTCGTGCTGATTTGGTTTGACAACAGAGTGGTCTCCATGTCGCGCTTTATTTCTGCACTTGCTTTCGCTAATTGATAACTTTTCTCAGATTTGCGTCCTGCTTTGTCCACAGCTTCCAAAGTGCCGGAGATTTTCACGGTCTTTTGGCTGATCTGAGTTTTGTTGCCAACGCGAGTGGTCACGCCCAAAGTAGCGTCAGATGCCGTGTCCCCTTCTACGGCGTAGTTCGTTAAAACTGCACTCGAAAGTTGATCAGTCTGCCACTCATGATTGGTAGCGGTTGCTTTGGCTTTACCGATGGACGACATGAAAGGCGTGTCGGTGGGGGAGATGGAATAGATCACATCGGACAAATCTTCGCGTTGACCGATAGAGGTATAGGTTTGGTAGGTTGCCATGATTGAATCCTTAAATTAAACGAACCGTTCAAACGCACTTGCGGCATCTCGGATTTTTCCGGTCTTACGCAATTGCGCCACTGCTTTTTTGTGCTGTTCTTGATTGTCTCTCGGCTGAGATACTCCGCTTTTCATCATTCGGGGTGCTTCTTGTACCTTCTTAGATACTTCCGGCTTTCCCTTTTGCAAAGCAGCGTAACGCATACCGTGATACAGACTCAATACAGCACGAGAATCATAGACATTAGCTAACTCTTGGTCAGTCCACCCTATCGACTTGGCGTAGTCCCTAATATCCTTTCGGATTTGGTCTCCAGCCTTTGGGTCTGCGTAGCCGGGTATCGAACTAGAAAGTTTTTGGCTTTCTTGAGCAATGTGGCTTTGAAGTTTCTCAGAGTGTTCCGCTTGTTGCTGTTGTGCAATGCGTTGCTGTTCTGCCTTCAAAACTGCAAGTTGTTCCTTGCGCTGCTGCTGTTCTGCTACCTTTACCGCATACCCGATTGGGTCACTTTCCTTCAGAGCATCCAAATTCTCGCCCTTTGTTTGCTGACTTAGGAATTGTTCCATCATCTGCAAGCGTTGAGCATACTGATCTCTTAACTTGTTTGCTTCGTCAATCTTCGCTCGTTCTGCTTCCACAGCGCGGCGTTGTTCACTAAGCGTTTGGGTTTTCTTTGTGTAGTCGGCCCCAAGTTGATAGCCCTCAATAAGTTGATCGAGAGTTACTTCGCGTTCTTCTCCAGCCGCTTTGACTCGAAAAGTGCTCGGTTTGTCTTGCTCAACTTCTTCAGAATCCACCAACTCGGAATCAACGCTTTCCTCATTCTCTGAATCTGCACTCTGTTCGACTTGGCCTTCGGCGTTCGGTTCAGAGTCCATTAACCCAAAGAATGCAGAAGCAGCTTGTTCCACATTCAGCGATTCACTTCCTTGCGGAGCCGTGTTATCACTCATTTCTAACCCATTTTGTCAGCACTTACCGAGTGCCACGGTGTAGTCAACGACTACAAAATCTTCCACCGCTTTTTCACAATTTGCCCTGTGGCAGCGATTGATTCAAAGTGGCCTTTAATTGATTGTAAAGCATGAATTTTTAAATATGCAAGTTCTCGCGCTTCTATATCTTCCGGCGCAGAGTTAACTATATTCAGCAATTCAGATTGCTTTAACGCTTCCATTTCTTCTAAGAAGAAGTCATCGGAGAGCAGATTTTTGGCAAGTTCAAACTTTTCCATTTTGGATACTCGATATGAAGTCAGCCATTGATACTTGCGGGATATTGGCGAATTGGTTGCCTTGCAGTCCAGCCCATTGAGTGCCGCCTAACAGATTGTCAGTGGTAAACAGTGAGTTAATGTCTAGCGGTGCTTGCCATGTCTGTGTGTACTCGGGTCGTGCCCATCCGGATATGTCGCTCGGAGTGAATGGGAATCCGGTCTGCGTTTGTTCATCACCGCTAGATATGGCATCACGCACCACATTGGCGACTTGTGATGTTCCATAAATACCTAATCCGAGTTTGATAAGCCCTTCGACTTGTGACTTTGTGAGTGGGCTAGATGGTGGTTCAACAGTGCCCGTGTATGGCGTGTCGGTTGCATCTGTATAACCAATAATGTTGCCATCTTTGTCAACCGTGATGGTGCTTCCATCATCATAGGTGTAGGTTTGATTTGTCGTTACCGGAGCACCAGTATTGATAAATGATGTTGCGTCTCCGAGAGTCACATTACCCGTTGGAGTCACTCCCGCTTCGCTTAATACGCCACCCGTCACCGCAGTGGTTAGCCCTTGCCCACCGCCCATGCTTTCCAAATTAGGGCTTGTTGGCAGTGTCAAACCCTCACCACCCGTTAAGGTGTTCAGCGTGTAATCAATGGGTTCTGTGCCAGTTACCAATGTCTCCGGCATTGTGGCTTTGATACCCTCAGTCGTGCCGCCAAGCGTATATCCACCCGTCAGCGTGTTTAGTGCTGTGTCTACTTGATCTGCCGTTAGAGTGCCCGTTTGTAGGCTTGTGTCTAAGTTTTCAAGAATGATGTTTTTCACCACATCGTCAACAGTCACCGACTTTGCTGCGGGTGTCAGCGTGTAATCAATCGGTGTGTCACCGACTAAGGTCGTAGGTAATGTGGCGTTGATGCCTTCTACCGTTCCGGCCGGAAGCGTAGTTATATCTGAGATTGTTGTATTAACTAGATTCGGATTGGTCTCCGGAAATGCCGCTATTGTGTCTGCGCTTGTTGGTGCAATATCAACATTCAAATAATCCGGAATTGGAAGATTCTGAATGTAATCAGACGCTTGTCCTTCGGCTATTTTCTCTGCACCCGTATTAATAGCGGTGCTGATAGCTGCATTTGTTAATGCTTGCTCTACTGTTTTGCCTTGCAATAGATTAGCCGCAGTGTTAGCCGCCATCGTGCCCGTTACACCACCGCCAGCAGCACCAGCAAGGTCAACACCACTTGACCCCAATGCTCCCGCTGTTAAGGTGCTTGTGGCTATGTTCTCTGCCATCTTTTCAATGGGTACACCTGCCGCAGCTTGAAATATTGCAGACGAACCCGCAGCACCCAATAGACCACCACCTAACTCAGCCGCTAATGGCCCACCAAATATTAATGCCGCATAAGGTGCAAATGCTTTAACTGCCTCTGATTGTTGTTGCCAAAATGTTTTGCCGCCCGATGGACGATAAGTTACTTGCGCTCCAAAGTCTTGAATCGGCGCAACCCGTCCAGTCTTTGGGTCAGTCTGTAAGAATACATAATGCCCACCGCCAGCAGTTTCGTTTCCTACATCAGCATATTTAATGTCTGCCCTGCCGGGAACATCATAGAGTGCCCCGACTTCTCTGCCGTTTCCATCTCTCAATGCGTAATACTGTTTTTCCTCAACTACACCATCCGGTGATTCGCTTCTTTGAGTACTTAACTTTGTGTCTACGGTGGCTTCACCGCTTTGGACTGCGCTATTGATGTTTGCCAATCCGCGAGACATTCCCACCCATTGCTGATTAGAAAAGTCTGTACCTTTTAACGGTTGAAAGTATTGACCCGTTGCACTCTTTTCGGTGTTCTCCACCGTGTAACCGTTGCCCGATTTAGTGGCGTTCAGCGTTATGTCGCTGAAATACCCGCCTTCTTTTTCGTTTCGTAGCTTTGGAACTTTGAACTTTCCATCGCCAGCAACATCAAATTTGTATATCTCTAGCGGTTCTCGCGGAACCGGAATCATGCTCCCGTTTTCATCATAGCTATAGGCTTGATCTCTGACGGTAAAGACTGCACCCCCACCGTAATAAGTGGGCAAAGGCTTTAATTGAGTAGTTGATAAAACTCGGCCTTTAGGGTCGATATATGCCCCACCGCTTTGGATTGTCTTTATGACATTTCCAAAACCCGTATTACTGCCAATGAGTGTGTCTAGCGTTGTCATCCGGGTATCTCAATGTTTGAGGTAATCCCTGCACCTACCTTCATTGCTTTCAATTGGGCCTCTGCTTCAAACTCTTGCTTTCTGAACAACATTTCGGCTTGGAACTTGTCGCGCTGTAACTGCAAATCAGCAGCAGCTTTCTCCCTTGCCAACTGAATATCAGCTTGCGCCTTCATCTGTTGATTCTGAATGTCCGCTTGAGCCTTTGCCATTGCCGCTTGTGCTTCCGGAGTCATCTGCGGTGCTTGCGGTTGTGGGTTGCTCAATTGCTGATCGAGTTCCGGAGGAATGGCTTTATAAAACTCAGCACTGTCTTTGAACCCTGCCGCTTCCACCATCCGACCGAGTGTGTTCCGATACTGTCCAATGCTCACCAATGGGTTAGACGGCCCCATCTGTCCCAACACTTGCTCTTGTTTTTGCAAGACCATTTGAAGCATCGCCATTTGTTCTTGACGGTTGCCAGCACCAAGACCCACATTTATGTCCACATCGTACTGATTAGTCCACTCTCGCGGGTCAAAGGCCACATAAGAGCCTCTCATCCGCACAATGCGGGGCTTGTCTTGATACTTACAAAGAAGATGCAGAATCCCTTTAAACAAAGACTTAACACCCGTTTCCGCAAAGATTCGTGCGATCAGTTCGACCTTACCCGCACCAGCCGCTTGCATAGATGCCACAGCCGCAGCAGTCACATTCTGCAAAATAGCGGGGTCTAGCCCTTGGGAAGCGTCTGTCACTCCGGTACGCTTTTGAGCCACAGAGTCAAGATACTGAAGCATAGGAAAGGCTTGTCCGGCAACGGGTTGCACTTGTAACGGTTGCACCGCGCCTTGAGACTTAATCCGCACCACCCCACCCGCAGTAGCTGTGAGCAAATCATCTAAGTTAACTTGCCCGTCAACCGCAGTCACACGAGCATTGTTTGTCAGATAGAGGTTGTCCAAAATCTGACGGGTAATAGTCGTCTTTTGAAGCTGAATGTCTGTCGTTCTGTCAGCCAATGATTGACCGAAAAACTTGTGCGGGATTGGAATCGGACAGATTGAGTGGAATGGCACATAGTCACATTCTTCGTCTGACAGAATCTCGTTGCCAGCATAGAACACTTGTCGCAGTTCAGCGATACCGTCCCCGTCCATGTCTGCCCGTAGGTAGCACTCAAACACTTCCACACTCTGCATCGAGTCATCCATGCTTGTGGAGTCGTCCGGTTGCTCACCGTTGGAGAACCGAACAAGTCGCTCCGGCGTGTAGGTCAGTGAGTCGCTAGAAGGAATCCCGTCCACAATGTCAGCATCAAAGCCCATTGCGATCAAGTCGCTACGGGTCATCAGCTTGCGGTGGGCAACGAATGGCGAACCCTCAATTCTCCGAGCCTTCTTAGAGATTAGGAATTCTTCCGGAGGTACATTCTCGACCACCACACGGCCCGTCTTTTGTTTCTTTGATACGGTCACAGCATGAATCTTGACCTTTACAGGCCCCATTGGGGTCATCTGATCGAATTCTTGCGTGTCTTGTTCAACGATCTCCATAGTGCCATCGCTCATCAGCATGGCGAGTTCATCTTCAGTTAGATCGCGGTACTTTTCTTTGATGACATCTTCTTTATCTTCCCAATAGGCTTTGACCACTCCAACCTTTTGAAGAAGCGCATCCTTAAACCAATCGTGAAGAATAATCACGCCTTCGTTGTCACGATTGAATACCCAATTCACATACTCAGTGGCTTGCTTTGCTCCGGCCTCATCGTTTGGGCCGCGGGGTTCAAACCTCACCACCTCATCGCTTGCAGAGAAGATACGCACCAATGACGGTAAAGAACCGTCTACGGCCTCTGCTACCTCACCCGTGACAATCTGAGACTTGCCCTCCACCTCATTGCCGTAAGGTTGCCGGAGGTAGGCTTGCAGTGCTTCTCTGCGCTGTTCAGTGGTTTCGGTCTCCAAATAGCCGAGACTGTTGGAAATCTCCGCATCAATGATTGATTTGAGTTTGTTTTCGTCCATCACACAATCCATTTCACATTTTGAGTGGGCATCTTTGACCAGCCGGAGGTTTCATTTAGACCGATTGCAAGGTAGCGAAAAGCATCAGAAGCATGACTGCTCCAATCATGAAGTGGTCGCTCGTAAAAGATTTTCCGCTTTTCATCGTAATCCCTCCGGTAGTTTCTGAGTGCGTCTAGTCCTTGCTTGACCTTAGGCACATTAAACCAACATCGCGGGAGTAGCCTTCGCACTGCTTGGATTCCATCATCGACCCCCATGCGCGGGGCAACCCGAATGTTTAATCCCGCATCGGTTAATACCTCCATGCGGCTTTTTCCCGTTCCGAGTTCCCGCACTTGAACATCATGGGGTAGGATTTGCTCGGCTTTGTCCCATCCATTATGCCTCAACCAATTCACATAATTGTCGAGTCCGACCCCGTTGTTCTCGTAAAAGTCGATCAGTCGGATTTCTGAACCCGCTATCTGAGCCACCCAAATTGCGGTTGAGTCTCCCATTCCTAAGTCCCATGCAGCCACTGTCTTACAAAGGTCATCACGGGGAAACTCTTGAATGTGGTTCTTTTCGTCCAAATCGTTCAGCAATTGACCGTAATAAGACCCCTCCACCGCAGCGGTAAACGAGCATTCAAACTCTTGTAGGTACTTGTCGTCCCCCATTTCCACCCGAGCCGCCTTAAGTTCGGTCTCGTTTAAGACTTGCGTTTGGGAGGCTTTGAACTCTAGAAGTCCCCACCCATCCTCAGTTTCTGCCCGATCTCTGAGGTCTTTAAAGTGATTGTGGCCCTTTGGAGTCCCGATAAACAAGCACCATCCGAGTCTGTCAGCCAATGCCGGTCGGATTATGTCTGTCCATATCTTTGGGTTTTGGTCGCCAATCTCGTCAAGAATCACCCCGTCAAAGTACTGTCCGCGCAGTGAATCGGGATTGTCTGACCCATATAGCTGAATCCGGCGGTTCCAAAAGTCCACCCGTAACTCGGATATGTTCTCTGTACCGCCTAACGGTCTTGCATACTTGGTGAGATAGTCCCATGCCACCCGTTTGGCTTGACCGTAGGTCGGGGCAATGTAGGCGTATCTCGGTGCTTCCTTTTGGTTCGTCACCGCATCTTTAATCAGATGGTTGATTGCGCTTACCGTCTTTCCCATCCTTCGATGGGCTACCACCACCCCGAATCTGTGAGCGTCCAGCAGATTGTGAATCTGCAATTGCTCTTTTCTCGGGGAGTAGGGGATTACGATGGAACGCTCGGCGGTGCCCATCTAATAACCAATTCTGCGCCATCTGCGCCAGTTATCTCGTTAACAGTGGTTTCTTTCCATCCTGCCCGTGTTTTCAGCCAAAAGATAGCCGCGGTTGTGTTCCCATTCTTTGCTTGCTCATATAGGGTTTTGCCAATATTCGCGTTTGCATCTACACGACCGTCTGCCAAGTCTTTGCTGTAATACTTTTGCAAAGTGTCGGTGTTGATCTCCAGCTTGCCGGCAATATCCTCAAAGCGTATACCCACCGCGCTTAGTGTCCTTGCCAGCTTCCGGCTTTCCTCAGTTGGAATGTGTTGTTTTCCCTGCATGATTACACCGTTTCTAATTCCGAAAGTTCGGCGTCAGCACTTACTAACTTAGCCTTTTTGCCCGTGAAGTCTTCCCATCGCTTTACGATCACATCGCAATACTTGGGGTCTAGCTCCATTGTAAAGTTGGTTCGTCCTAACTTCTCACAAGCAATCATTGTTGTCCCAGTTCCACCAAATGCGTCGCCAATAATTGACCGGTTTTTAGTAAAAGACTTGATTGCCCACAATGGGAAATCCACGGGGAATGTTGCTGCATGAACCTTAGAAAATTCATTTTTGCGGTTCGGTTGACCTTCGTAAACATTTTGAATTGTTCCTTGAAAGTCAGCGGTCGGAATTGCCCTTGATGGGTTTTCTGTTTGCCCAAGAAAAATAATGTACTCAAATCGGTTAGACATCACATTTTTTGCCATTTGTGGCGCACCATGTTTTTTGTCCCAAATAGCAATGTCAATAAGATGATTCTTATATGTATTAAGGTATTCAACAAAAGCAATCTTATTTCCAGCCAATTGTTGAATGTTTACCACCATGCATTTACTTACCCACATCCATGCGTTCGTAAACCCACGCAAGAAATCTAAGTAATCATTTTGAGTTTTATCATCCCGATAGGTTGCATATTTATTATCAGTTGTGTGAGTGTTACCAGATAACTTTTCGGAGTCTCCTGCGTTATATGGTGGACTGGTAAACATAAAGTCAATCTCTACGCCATCCATCAACTTCTCTACCGCATCTATGCTAGTAGAGTCACCGCACATTAGGCGGTGGTTGCCAAGTTGGTAAATGTCGCCCAGTTTGGTTTTTGGTTCTTCCGGTACATCAGGAACAGCATCCTCATCGGTTAGCCCCTCCACTTCTTCAACCAAAAAGTCAGATATTTCTTTGTCGCTGAATCCGGTCAACTCAAGATCAAAATCCATCTCTTTGAGTTCTTTTAGCTCCTCAATGAGCATATCTGTATCCCATCCAGCATTGAGGGCTAGTTTATTGTCTGCCAGTATGTAAGCCCGTTTTTGAGCATCAGACAGCCCCGTTAACTCAATGACGGGTACTTCTGTGTTTCCGAGCTTTCTAGCCGCCGCAAGCCTTCCATGCCCTGCAATGATGCCATTTTCGCCATCAACAAGAATCGGGTTAGTCCACCCAAACTCTTTAATGCTTGCTGCTATCTGAGCCACTTGCTCGTCAGAATGGGTACGGGCATTCCTTGCGTAAGGAATTAAATCAGCGATCTGTCGCCACTCAAGTTTTCTGTCCATCACTTCCTTTCGGTTTGGTGATTGTTACAATTTGTCACCACTTTACTTTATTGGCTCAATATGCCGCACTCATCTTGCCCTTAGCAATGTT